CGCAATCAGCAGCTAGGGAGTGATGTATGCCATCTATAAGTTTATTAGTTTGTTTCCAAGCTAGTTTACAAAACTCATTATCGCCACTTATACCTATTACATTAGCATCATCTACTAATATATCCATCCCCAAGATTTCTGTTGGGCATATAAAGGTAAAGTCTTTTGGGTAGAAATAGATAACTGTGAAATCATGTTTTAATGGCTCGTAGTGTTCAGTAACTGAAACGTCTACAAACTCATTATTTTCATCCACACCCTTCAAATTAAAATGAGGGAATCTTTCTCCTACTCCGATCATGATACGTCGAATTCTGAGTCTACAGTCTCCGCAGCACCGTCTTGATTATTAATTCTTCTAAGTAGTTCCAACTGAGCATCTGCTGTTGGTCTTGAAAGAACATCATCCATAGATTTAAGGTCTGCGACTAAAGCTTTTTCTTCGTCGTTTAATTCACGATTTTTGCACTTTAAAACTTGAAGCTGGTATTCCACGTTAAATACTTGTGGTCCAGTTTTCTTTCTTTTAAAATTAATGTCATAACCTGTTACTGGGTCTGTTGGATCACCTAAGTCTTCCATAGCCACAATAATTTGGTCAAACAATTTTCTTTTAAGATTCAATACTTTAACTGACATATCTGAATAATCGATACATTGGACCGCATAAGACCAACCACACTTTAAGTCTGGGTAGAAGTCTTTTACATGGTCGTGTTCGATATTGTTAAAGGTCTCAGAATTTCTGTCGAATGACAAACATTCCATAGGAATATTCTTGTTATTCTCACCTTTAATCCAGTAGACATATCTAGGTAATAAATCGCCCACTAGTCTTACCTTGTGGTCTTCTTTATCAGCGTAGTTATAAGTTGATATTTTATCTTTTTGGGCTGAGCCCTTGGTTACATTAAAGCCTATTGCCATAATTTTTCTCCGTTATATTGTCTCCTCAAACATAAAGTGAATCCTGCCATCCTTTACATCGAGCAGTCTGTTTTTAGTTATAATTTCTTCTGACACTGGTAGCATCAGAAGATCTAGTGTGGAGTCTTTGGTTTGCCTATACTCATAGTAACTGCGGAACGATGCGACTCCTGCATATTCCACTACTTCTTTATCTGAGTAGCTGCGACCGACATTCAATAATTTCTCAGGATTCAAGAGAAACGATTGACCGCCATAGTAGTGTTCATAAAATTTAAACACTCGGTCATTATAGTTTTTTGGTGTGAGTTTAAAAGTAATAATTCGCAGGATTGTGATAGTATCTAACACATTTCCTTTGCTTACTTTAAGTATTTCATTCCAATTAAATAATAACATATTATATCAAATTTATAAGATTCTGTCAAGAACTATTTTTCATTATCTTCGTAGGGACGACTACTTCTAATTTTTCCAATATCATCCGCTGCCATTGTTGCGTGAACGCCTTGCGCTGCCATATCTATAAGCTTTCCTTGATAAATATAACTACCACAATGCATTAGTTCAATCATAGGTAGAGTCCAAATATCTATCCCTAGCTTTCTAACATTTTCGCAAAACATATAATCTTCACTTAGATATCTGTTTTGATCATTAATTATGCAATCAAAATAAGCATGGATTTTTTCTCCTGTCTTAAAGTCTCCTTCCCTTAAATGGTCTGGAGTATATTCTAGTTCAGGGTGGGCTTCCGCATACTCTTCAAATACACTTCTGTGTATCATCATAAATCCAGTACCTGCTTCTCTAACTTTTACAGGTTCAAATATAGGAGCTCTACCTTCTGGGTATTCTTTATGATCTGGATTAAATACCATATCCCCTGCTACTTTTTCTAGTGCCATAGGGTTTTCATCATAGTTTCCGCTTTTAGCTGCTCTTAATACTTTTTCCCATGCAATAGTCTTTTTAGGGTATAGCCCTGTCATAACTCTGTATTTATCTGTATCTTCTGCTACTAAATGAGTCATATACATTAAATCCATAGCTTTCCAAGATATATCACTATCTATAAATAATAAATGAGTTGCTGAAGATTTTAGAAAATTAGCAACACAATAGTTCCTTGCTCTAGTAACTAAAGACTCATTAAATAGATAGTATAATTCCATTGGAATACCATAATTCATCATTTGAGAAGTTGTGTCCATTAAAGACTTGGTATATAATCCATAGCACTGTCCTCCGTACATAGGAGTAGCTAGATAGATATGCATTTTTCTCATTGCTTCTAAATTTAATTGAATGTTTTTTGTTTCTGTTTGTGTCATAGTATGGCTACCTCATAGCCTTGTCTCATATAATATCCCAATCGTGCATTTGCTTGACGGGATGCTGTTTTTCCTTTTAAGTTAATATCTACAATGACAGGTTGTATCTTGCCATCCATTTTTCGGACTACTCTACCGATAAGCTGCGTTAGTAAAGGTTCATTATTTACTGGTGTTCCTAATACTAAACAGCTTAATTCATTTAATGATATACCTTCTGAAAAAATAGATTGAGTGCCGAACAATATATTTTTATTTGTTCTCACTTCTTCCATAGCCTCATCTCTTTCTTCAAAACTCATATCACCTGTTATTGATACTGCTTTGTCTCCTACTAGAGCTGAACATCTTTTTAGAAAATGTACTCTATCTGAAACAACCAATACCTTATGTCCTTGTGCTGCATATTTTGCAGCTATCATACTCACACTATGGACATATTCTTCATTGTGAGTAAGGTCGTTAATTCGTTCTGCCCAAGGCGTAAACGAACCATCTATAAATCTTATATCTGTTCTATAGATATCTATTTTAGGTATCATATAGTTTTCTTTTGGCGGTTTAAAAACATTGTGCCCAAAGTAATCTCTAAATACTACATGCCGTCCGTCTTTTCTTTCTAGTGTTCCTGTTAAACCTATCTTAAATCTACAAGGCATTTCATCTACTATACGAGTAAATGTTGGACTCGATACATGATGCATTTCGTCTAATATAACTGTTCCGAATAAATGTTTTATATCGTCAATTTTTCTGTATAAACTCTGAATATTCCCGATTACGATAGGAGCATCAATATCAAACTTACCACCACCTATAACGCCTGCTTTAATTCCAAAGCATTTTTCTACTTCTTTTTCCCACTGCGATCTTAATGAAGTTGTATGGGTAACAACTAGTGTTTTCTGTTTAAGTTTTGCTGCTATAGCCAAACCTGTAAATGTCTTTCCCCAACTTACCCAAGCGTTAACTATACTATTGTCATCGATCTCGTCATAAACCGCCTGTTGGCTTGGTCGTAAATCAAACTTAAACTTAGGAAAGTCTGCTTCCACACTAACCCTTTTATCGAAAACTTCAAAGTCTTCTGGGATTAAATCTATTCTTCCTACTGGTATAGAAATTAACCCGTCTCTAATATACCTTATTGTTTTAAAAACCATAGGAGGGTCTTGGGGCATACGAGGAGGTAAAGTATATGTTAACTCCTTTTCTATTTTATTAAAAAGAGCAGGTGTACCCATTATTTGTATTCTATTTTTTATTACTGCTTTCATTTATTCTATTCCTTAGCGTACTACTAGAGAAGGAATGTTGTCTACTTGTAAAGTAAACATCTTTCACTAAATCTGCCCCGGTAAAACCTTTGTTTTTATAATCTTCTCCTACAAATCTAATATCTATCTTAGTAGCTTCTAATAAGTCTCGTAAACTTTGTTCTGTATCATAGGGTATAATTTCGTCTATATACTTTACTGCTCTAAGTTGGATATATCTTTCGTATACGGACTGTACGGGTTGATTTTTCTGCTGTCTATCAATGCTTGGGTCTGTTTGCAGTCCTACTATAAGATACTCACAATTTTCACTAGCCTCTTTTAACATAACTACATGTCCTGCATGTAATAAATCAAAAGCACCACAAGTAAATCCTACTATCATAATGAGTCTAAGAAGTCTAAATCTTGTCTATGCCATATGTCTTGTAGTTTGTCTACATTATTATTCCAAGGACTTGACCACCCTGTTTTGTTCTTTCTTTCTCTAACATGTTTTGGTAGCATATCCCCAAGAACTTCTCGTAATAAATATTTATAAGTACCTTTTTGCCAGCCAGGATGTTGTTTAA